CGTGATGAATCCATCTTCAACGATGACAGCACCGTGAACTACGCTAACTTGATTGACAAGGTTTCCATGTATGTGAACCTCGTTGCCGAGCAAAGCAAAGAAGAGAAGTTATCGGCCATCGTCTTTGACGGTGGTTCGACGTTCCTCAAGTGGTGTGAACACGCTATGACTGACGTATTGCTACGTCGTGGTGTTATCAAGGAAGAAGGTGACTCTTTCAATCAGAAGGAATGGCGTACTCGCAACCAATTGTTCCGAGAGGTCATGACTCGACTTCACGGACTCGCTGTTCCATCCGTATTCTTTACCTTCCATCTCAAGGATGTTTCTAACTACGTCGATAACGGCAACGGTGGAAAGGTCTTGATGAAGGTCGGAGAGCGACCCGAATGGGAGAAGGGAACGATGCGTCTGTTCTCACAGCAAATCTTCCTATCCCGATACATGAAGAAGGCTGATACGGCCGCAGGTGTCAAGGCCGACCCTACGCTCAAGAACGACGACGATTGGATTGTCAAAGCAACCATCGAGGAAATCAAGGGTAAGCACATGGAACACATTGGCGAAACCCATACAATCCTCTCGGTCATCAAGGGCGATGTTGAATGGACAGGGCTACCTATGCTAACATGGGGTGATGAATGATGGAAGAACAGGACTTTGAAACACTGTTGTCTGCTCTCATGGAGGCCGTTGCTTCTATCGGTGAGCGATTTGACCGCATGGAGTCGCAACTCATGGATTTGGAGGCCGTCTATGACGACATCCCTCCTATGTTCAAATTGTGGAATGCTGTTGCAGAACTTCAAGACCTGCACGATGCACCCGCTTCTCTTCTCGGTCACTATCTCAACGGCCAACTACCTGTAAGGGGGAATCAATGATGGCGTACCGATTTGAAGATGTATCGAACGATTCTCTACAATTTTTGCTCAAGACGATGCAACGTAAGCAAACCGTCGATGGCAAAGGACAGAATCAAGTCGAGGGTGTTACTCTCGTCATCGACAAAGAGAATCACATTACCTGTCTATCTCTAACGAGAGATTTGACGGGCTTGACTTCTGTTGGTGGGAACGTGCGAGATGGCATTGAGATTCCTATTCCTAACATTTCACAAGTTCTAAACATCCTGTCGATGCACCAAAAGACAATCGCTATCGGGTTCGACTCACAGGCTAACCTTCTCACTATCGAGAGTGGTCGTAAAAGAACGAAGTTAGAGGCATCTCTTGACGCTAAGGCTTTCTCCCATTCCCTTGATTCGTTGAAGGAATTTGCCGATAAATCGTGGCAATTGAAGTCACGAATCGACGTTGATAACAACGCTTACAAAACGGGCGACGGGACAGTATTCTCACCATGCTACTCGATATGTGGCGACGACGCAAACGATATGTATGAGGCACTTCGATGTGATACAATCAACGGACAGCGACTTAACCGATTTCACTTCTCATGTGCTGATAGCAACGTTGAGGTAACGGTTGGCGACCCTGCAAAGGGTATGACGACTACAACATTCGGTGAAGAGTACATCCACGACAATACCAAAGGATTCAATTGGGATTTCGATGGTGGTCTTGATGAATTGTTCAAGGGATTGGGTGGTCGATTCGCTATGCACTTTTTCGACTTCACAGAACAGGAACAGGGGATGCGAGTTCTCATCAAGTTCCTCGACTGTGATGTATGGGCTTTTCAAGCAGGTATTCTTTCATGAGGGTTTTGTCATGAATCAAAACGAACGAAGTTCTCCGTTTAGTGGCATAGGGGTGTTTTACTATGTGTTTTCCCCCTCTTGTTCGTTTTTCCCTCACCCTACGGGGTTGATGTAGTGAGTTATATGATGGGTGCTTTGAATGGTTCTGTTCCTCTCGATGAAGCCGAGCGATTGTTCGCTCTCATAGAGGGTCGGGTATCGAAGCGTAAGCGATACGTCAAGGTTGCTGTCATGTTGGCACTATCCCTACAAACAGATATAGGGGTGAAGTATTCGGCAGGTGAGATTGCACTGCGGGCTACAAAGTATGTCAAGAAAAATTGTGGTATCAATGGCTTTGAGGCAGGTGCTACGCTGATGCTGTTGGTTCGTATGGGATTGCTTGAAGAAGTCATGACAGGTAAAGGTCGAAGATACAGGAGGATTGAAGGTGGAATATGAAATAAAGACGGGCGATTGTATTGATGTCATGAAAACGATGTCCGATGAGTGCGTCGATACCATCATTACATCCCCCCCATATTGGGGTCTTAGGGACTACGGTACAGCCACATGGGAAGGGGGCGACCCCGACTGTTCTCATAAGCGAGATTCAAAGCATTCCGAGAGTTGCAGTACGGGTCAGAAGAACTTAGAAGGTGCGATAGGTGACGGCATATACAAGACGGTGTGTAAGCGATGTGGTGCTATTCGCAAAGACAGGCAGATAGGACTTGAGGAAACACCCGAAGAATACGTTCAGCGATTGGTTGAGGTGTTCCGTGAAGCACGTCGTATTCTCAAGCCTCACGGTACGCTGTGGCTCAATCTCGGTGACAGTTATGTTGGCGGTGGTCGTGGTTCTGCATACAGTAAAGACGGCACAATTCAGAAGAGTTATATCGACGCAGGTGTGCAATACGGTGCGCCTACGGGTAAGATTGAGGGCTTGAAGCCCAAAGACCTTGTAGGCATACCCTGGCGTGTTGCTTTTGCTTTACAGGCTGATGGGTGGTGGTTGCGACAGGACATCGTTTGGGCGAAGCCTAATTGTATGCCCGAAAGCGTCACAGACAGATGCACTAAGAGTCACGAATATGTATTCATGCTTACTAAATCCAAACACTACTACTTTGACCATGAGGCTATCAAAGAGCCGACCAAGGGTGGTGCTTCAACGAAGCGACCCGCTAAGGAACAGACGTTCCGATATGGTGACGATGATTCGTGGGCTGTCGAAGGCGACAGGGATAGAATCATGAAGGCCAAAGGCATAGCGGAGGCTCGCACTAAGAACTACACCAAACGCAACAAACGTAGTGTTTGGTGGGTTGGTCCGAAGCCATTCAAGGAGGCACACTTCGCTGTATTCCCAATCGAATTGATTGAGCCTATGGTGTTGGCAGGTTGTCCTCAAGATGGTACGGTGTTTGACCCGTTCGGTGGGGCGGGAACGACGGTTGTAGCCGCTCTCAAGCATGGTCGCAACGCTATAATTTCAGAACTCAACGAGGACTACGTTGAGATTGCCCGAAACAGGATTGAGGGTTTTAGGCGGGAGGTTGGAATAGATAAAACAAATGTCGAGTGGCTTTGATTTATATATTCTAATCGTGGGTTTTATATTCCCTATATACATGGTGGTATCATGAGCGAAGAAGTATTCGATTTAACGACGATGTGGGATGTTCAGAATATGGGCGTAGGAAAGAAGAGAGTGACGGTTGTAAATCCGTTTGGAAAGGATGACAAATATACTGTCGAAGTCGTCATCGCTAAGATTCCTAGCAAACCTCTCTATCATGACCGAGCGTGGCTTACACGAGAGTACGTCGATAAGGGTCGCACTATGCAGGAGATTGCTGACCAATTCGGTGTAACTCCAATGAGCATTCATGGCTGGGTCAAGAAGTTCGACATTCCGAGCCGACCACGAGGCCGACGTAGTGCTTGATTAGGTTTATATACCTTTGACTCTAATCATATAACATGATAACGGAGTCATATCAAGGAGAAGTTGTTGTCCGAGTAAGGGATGAGAACGACAAGCGACAAGTGCTAAAATTCAAGGGCTATCCTTATTGCTACGTCGATGAAGTCGATGCTCAATTCATAGAGGATGGTCGAGTCGAGCATGGCTACAAAGGTGTGTTCGGTGAAGATTTGGCTAAGGTCACAATTGCTACCACGAGAGGCATCCGAGAGTTAAATACTACGGGCGCAACGTGGGAAGCGAATGTATCGTTCACCAATCAAGTTCTCGCTGAACGTGTTAAGCGTGGTGAAGAACCAATCCCATCCTACAATCACAGGATTTGGTATCTCGACGGTGAATGGAAAATTGAATCGGGTGAGATTACCCTCTTGACCGTATTCGACTCCTACACCGAGAATCTTTACACATGGCTATGGCATCCCGATGTCAAGGCAGGTAAGCACAAATCGTTGGGCGAATACACCTACGATACACCGATTATGGCGTTCGATGATGAGAGGTCGTTGCTACAACACTTCATCAAATTCATGGGACAACAAGACCCCGACATTATAACGGGTTGGTATGTGACAGGTGCGGATATTAAGCAGATTGTTCAACGTTGTGCTAAGGTCAATGCCACATCAAGATTCATGTCGCCCAACCAACGGCTACGGTATGAATTTGGTGATTGGGACCAACCTATCGTCGGCAGAAATTGTATCGACCTTCGGTTGGCATTCCCAAAGTTGTATGAATTGAAGAACGGTAAGTTGCCGAACTACAAATTGGATGACGTAGCGTGGGAGGCTTTGGGTGAGAAGAAAACGGAACTGCCCGATGGTCACGATACCTACTACTCGGACATCGCTCTTTACACCGAATACAATCGTCAAGACGTTGCCCTGTTGCCTCGACTGAATAACCTCGTCAATGCGATTGATTATTTCATCGCTGTGCAACACATCGCCCAATGCGAGATTCGTTCGACACCACACGTTACACAGGTGTTCACCAATCTAACGCTATGCGACCCCGAAGTGGACTTTCAGATACCGAGCAAACCAATGTTCCCCAAAGAGGAATACGACGGTGCTATTGTCATGGATGGGGAGAAGGGTGTGTATAACAACATCGGCATCTTTGACGTGAAGGCGATGTATCATAGTAATGCGGCACTTCACAATATCTCATGGGACACAATATCTTCCGATGGTGTGGATTGTGGCAACGGCATCAAATTCGATAAGTCGAAGAAAGGACTACTTGTGCGACAGATGGACAGGATGACTGAACTTCGTGACCACTACAAACGACTGATGGCGGAGGCCACAACAGATGAGGAACGGGTTCGATATGACGCTCTCCAATACGCTACGAAGTCGCTCGTGGCATCTATGTACGGTATCGCAGGGGATTCTAAGTACGGACTGTATCACCCCGACATTGCATCTGCTATCACGTTCACCTCAAGAGCGACGTTGATGAAGTTGCGTGATGTAGCGGAAGAGATGGGTCATCCTGTCGTCTATGGACACACAGACTCGGTGATGTGTCACGTCGAATCTCCCGAACATGGCGAGGCATCTGTCGTTGAAATGAACAAGCGTATGCACCCCATCATCGTTCAATTTGAGAAGTGGTCATCGTCGTTCCTACTGATGGAGAAGAATCGCTATGCGGGTCTTGTGTCGTGGACTGATGGCGAAGCCCATGAACCGAAGCGATATGTCAAGGGTATCGAGATGAAACAATCCCGTATGCCTACAATCATGAAGGAGTCGATGGGTATGACGATTGACGCTGTGTTGCGTGGCGAAGATGGTTCTGAAATCACCTCTAAGATTGGCGGTCTGATTGGTGATATTGTCGGTGGTAACATTGACCCTGCTCTCATGTGTATGAAGGGCAAATTGAAACAGGATTTGTCGAAGTATAAGAGCATAAGCGGTATGGCGGCGGGTGCTAAATGGGCGAATATGAAGTTGGGTAAGGGTTATGTTGGTGGTGACTACTTTATGGTCGCTATCGACCCGAAGGGCAATTACATGGCGTTCGATGACCCATCCGAGATTGAAGGCATCGGTGAGATTGGCTACAAATTGATGGCCGAGCGATTCATCGTCAAGAAGATTGAGCCATACTTCAAGGTCGCAGGTTGGGATATGACGGAGGTGTATCGGGCGTTAGAGGGTAAATCCAACGTCATGTGGATATAGTGGTTTTATATACACTACGAACCTACGGTATAACAAGGGGAGAAGCCAAATGGCATCCAAAGGATTTAGGTCGCCTAAGAAATTGACGAGAAACCAATTAGAGGATGCTCTCGTTGAACTGAATGCTAATCTCACCCGTCTATCGGGCAACGTAGCCAATGAATTACACCGATTAAACATCGTTGTGTTCTCGCTGTTGAAAGAATTGGGAATGGTCGATGAGAAGGAATGCCCTAACTGTGGAATGAACAATCTTCGACCCATACTATCGAACATCCCTATCGACCCGCATTGTGCTGAATGTGGTCATCGAATAGACCCTATCCCCGAAGAAGTCTTTACTGACCCTGCGTTTATGGACAGCGAAGAATAATTAAATGACAATAAGGTTGTGGTTTGGATATGGTTCTAATTGTTGATGGTGATTTGGATTCCCTCGCATCTGCTATCAAAAGCGAAGGTGCATCGAAGGTCTATTGGTACGCTGACCGAACTTTACTCAAAGAAGGTCTATCCGTAGGACTACTAAGCGGAAACCTGTTGGCAAAGCAACAACTCTCACTTGAGGATGCTCTCGCTCTTTGGGATGACGCTGTTCTTTACGGTGCAAAGCCAAAGAAGGTTGCATCTAAGAAGAAGGCTAAGGAAGTTGTCGAAGAAGTAGCCGAGAAGCCTCTCGATTAGGTTTATATACCTCCACGCCTATGTATATACATGGCGGGAAGCAGTTACAATCCATACGAAGTTAATGAAGATACAGTTCTTCGTGTTAGCAAATCTTCGTTCATGACCTATGCTAAATGCCCTCGTCAATTTTGGTGGGGTAAGGTCGCACTTCCCGATTTGCGAATCCCATCCTCTCCCGAAGCCGAGCGAGGAACAGCGATTCATCAAGTCATGGAGGATGGACTGAATGAAATCAATGCTCTCAACAACCCTACATCCGATACGCTTCGACAGGGATGTTTCACCGTTCAAGCAAAAGAACAGGGTGTCGATGGTGATGAAGGAGTCGATGCACTTCAAGAATTGCTTTGTGCCATCTCAACGGATTGGGATGGTCTTGAGATTGTCGAATTGGAATTCAAGCACGAAGTCAATACTGTGGTCGAATACACCGATGAAGATGGGAATGAGTTCTCATATCCTGTGCTACTCGTTGGTATGATTGACGGTGTGTTCCGTCATCCCGATGGACACATCGTTGTTGTCGAACTCAAGACGGGCAACTGCAACGACGGTAAGATGAGTCGCACCCGTAAGGAATTGTGCTTCTATCGAAAGGTTCTCATGCTCAAAGGATATGATGAGCCGACTCACTTTTTGACCATTTATCCCGACGCTGACAACCTCGACTTCTTGATGAAGATGCAGAACAAAAAGAACGTCGATGTTTGGATGGGTTTGACTCAAGGATTGGCTGTATATGAGAAGGTCGGCACACGAAGCATCAATGCTATGGAGAAATCATTAAGTAAGAGCGTTCATGGCATGATGACCGAAGAATTCCCTATGAAGTGGAGTGAATACTTTTGTTCTCAATGGTGTTCTTTTCACTTAGGATGTAATGAAGAATTGATTGGAGGTGAATCAAGTGCATTGTAAGAAGTGTGATGGTGGATTGATTAGACAAGAAGTAATGTGGCAGGTAACAGGTCAAGTTGATGGACAACGGGGTAGTAAAGTTATTGCTACCTGTGAATCGTGCGGTAATCAATGGGTTGTTGAGGAATGAATTTTCCACGAGAGATAGGACTCAAGCGAACCGTATGCAACAACGTCAAACAATTCAAGGACTACGTTGGAAAGTTGAACGGGAAATCAAACTGCTATACGTCGCTTTACGCATTCCGAGATAAGCGAGCCGATACTCCTTGGAAGTTTGACGTGGATAGTGCAATAATTGACCGAGCATGGTGGGATTTTGATGAAGGAGAACGGGGCGACATTGAATCTGTCAAGTCCGATGTATGTGAACTCCTACACAGGCTCGGAGATACAGGCTCTATTCGACTTGTGGCTACGGGGCGTGGTTTCCACGTTCACCAATTGTTCAAGCGACCTGTGATTGGTCGAGAATGGGCGAACCACTTAGGTCGGTATCAGCGACAGATGGCTCATGGACTCAAGACCCTCGACGGTGTAGGGTTCCCTGCCAAATTGACTCGCATTCCCGACACCTACAATGTGACCCGCAACCGATGGGCTGTAAATATCCCTGTGGAGGCGTTTAAGAGCGATTGTTTGGGTTTCCCTATACCCACTACCCCTCAAGCAAAACAGGCCGAGATAGACCCCTTTACAGGCGATTTTGAGGGTGTTTCGTTTGACTTTGTGACATGGGTGGCAAACAATCCTCAACAGGAGGTTGAATTGGTCGCATTTGAAGGTGAGATTGGAAGTGCGGGTGAAGTACCTATACCTCCATGCCTTGAACGTGCTGTGCAACATGACAATCCTAAGCACGATGTCCGAGTCGCCCTTGTTCAGACGATGGCCGAAGAATTGCGTTGGTTCGCTGACCCGACAACACTATCCCACACCGAACTCAAGGCGATGGAGGACACCATCTTTGAGTACGTCAAGGGTTTGGGATGGCGTGATTTTAACGAGCATCGCTCTCGATTGGGTATCAGAACCAATCTCGGATATTCACGCTCTCCGTCATGCCGATGGTACAATGTTCGGGGAATGTGTAAGGGTAAGTGTTGGAGATACGACGGAACAATTTAAACGTCAATCGAAGTATGGTCATTACAATGCTTCTCATCGACACACGAGAGAACGAGAAATTGATTCACAAGTTGCTCATCAAGATGGGTGACGCTAAGACCGACCCAAAGGGGGATGCTCAAGTGGTATTCCTCAAGTCTGCCGACTACATTATCGGTGATTGGGGGATTGAAGCGAAGGAGATAAACGACCTATACCGTAGTATTCTCGGTATCGGAAGAACAAGAACAATCGTCGCCCAACTCAAGGACTTGTGCGAGAATTTTGAGAACCCGTTCCTCGTTGTATATAACACCGAACTCAAGCCTTGGTTTCCCAACGGAAGACCAACAGCACGTCAAATATCCGATGAACGAAAGAAGATGCTGAACGTCATCAAGTCATTCAAGATGACCCTCAACCGACGATTCCCAAATCTCCGATTCATGCAACTTAGCACGATGGATGACTTCGTGGATTGGCTTGAAACCAATCATCGACAGAATGTAATCTCAAAGGTCAAATCACCCGCTACAATGACTACAAACAAGCCTGTGATTGAGAACGACTCTCGCATCAAAGCGTTGATGGGATGTGGTGTCAACCGTGACCAAGCCGTGAGATTGCTCGACCACTACGGCACAATCCCCATACTACTCCAAAAGAAGACCCGTCAAGGCGATATGATGGAGGTCGCAGGTATCAATCGCAAACAGGCCAAAGCAATCCTTAGCCTACGAGATGAGTTTAGTACGGACTGAAACCGTATGTTCCCGAATCTCGACCAAACAGACTTGAACGTTGGAAGTTCACTTTGACGCTGTGAAGGACTACTGTTGAGTTGTCTGCGTCATCGTTTCCACTATTCGGTGTGCGGGATATTGTGACTTTGATATTGTTGCCTCCTACGTTAGCACCGTTGAGAGGTGTGCTTGACAACAATGTTACTGTGGCTTTTTCGGTGTTGCCAGATACGTTGAACGACCTTGTCAACGATGAAGATGTTTCCTCGCACTCGACAAGGACTGTTAATGTTGCTCGTTGTGCATCTGTACCACCGAGACTAACAGATGCCGTAACTCCTATTATCTCGTCGGCTACATCTTCGGGGACTCTCGTGATGATTGATTGCTCGTGCGTGAATACGTCTGAACTGTCTGGGTCGAATACGCCAGGGAATACCCAACCCTCGCTCGTCTGTGTAGCACCTGCCGACGCAGGTTTGATTGAACTGTCCAATCCGTCAATGCTTCTTTGTATGCTTGTTGCGGGTGCAGGTTTAGGTTGTCCTAAAATTCCAAATGTGTTATCGCTAAGACCATCATTATTCAATTTCATTTTTCCTTTGATTTTGCTGTGTAATCCTTTCGTTGTATTGTTCGCACCAAAGGTTTTGTTGAATCCACCTTTACTCATCGTTGAGAAGTGACCACCCTCAATCTTATTTGGGTTGAATGTTGTGCTACCGATAGGTCCGACTGTACCGCCAGCATGACCACCTGCACCGTTACCAACACCACCTTGTCCACCAGGTCCAACGGCAGGGGGAACGTCGGGCTTTCCTTCTTGTCCTGTTCCTGTATTACCGCTTGGGTTGCTTGTCCTTCCCTTCGCCACGTTCGGGAACAGGTATGAAATTAAACCACCTGCTGTTTTTGTTTGGTCACGCTCTAATTCTAACGAAAGTTGCTCGACATCACTTCCTGTAATCGACCAATCAATTTTGTTGATTATCAAAGGCTCATTTGTCAATCCTAAACCACTGTCTGTATAGGTGACTGTCGTGGCAGGTCGCCATCGCAAATCCTCAACGACGTGCAATCGACTACCATACCAAACATAACGTGTGCCGTATGCACCCGACATAGAATCGTACTTATGGCATCCGATTGGGAATATACTGTCGCTGTTGGTGTTAGACCATGAGCCTGTCTTGAGTTCGGTAATATCGTGGGCGTTGTGGAGAATACCCGATGCTGTCGGGTCGCCACATCGCCTTCGCAACAAAGCCTTGAGATAGTCCACGTTCACCGATACAGTTATTTTCGGGTCGGTTGGTCGCCCCGTTGTCCAATACCCTGTCGGTATAATAATTTCATAGAATCCATTTTTGCTTACATCGACGGTTGAGAAAGTGTTGATAGTAGCCGCATATGAAGGCGCAAATTGAACGTCTGTTCCGTAGTGACTTGTGAAACGCACGCCAGGTGTATCGTCGAACACAACGTCGCTCAACCCGATGGTGAATTGGGCGTTGTCGATGTCTGTTCCCGATTGATTATCTTTGAGAGCGACCCACACCCGAAGGTCGTTGGTTGTTGTGTCACTATCGCTAGGACAACCTGTTGGCACATGGACTACTTGTACTGCGTGAGCGAGGGAGTTCGCACCCCACCACCAATACCAATCGTCGTAAGTATCTGTTCCGCCTGAACCAGACGTTTGAGCATAGTAGCCCGCACCATGTCTCTCACGCTTGTATGTCGCATCTGTTCCGTTGGCTTTCATGTTGCCGTCAAGTGCGTTTACCGAGCCAGGGAATAGACAACCTGCTTGTGCTGACCACGCATAGTTGTATGAGTTGCTTGTTGCAGGGAATCCTGTGCCGAACACCTGCTGTTGAACAGCACTTCGTTCCATGTTACGAGATACATCGACAATGTAGCCGTAGCGACCTTTGAGCATCTTGTCTTCGTCATCCAAATCACGAATGATTTCTCCCTTTATTCTGATAGACTTCTGTACGGATTTATTGTATTCCTCTTGGGCGATATACAAAGCCTCGTCGGAACTTCTTATCGTAGGCTGTTCAACTATTTTCCAACGGTATGTTTGGTTGAGAGTTGCTTCGGGGAAATCGACGAATGATGCGCCATTGTTGTAATAAACACGGACGTTGCTGATTTGTCCTCCCATGCTAGCATCCATTGATGAAATCATTAGGTTGTCTCTTGTGATTGCCTCTCCGATATTGTAAGTTGGTCGAATCTCTATTCGATTATCCCTACCAATCTGATAAGTGATAGGTAGTCTTTTTGAATTGACGTAGCCGAACCCTGTACTTTCGACGGATTCACGGATTGTCGAAAACAAAGTCTTCCCTCCCCTCGCATCCATAACTGAACCAAACGAATCAAAGTTAGAATTCGTGCCATCTGTTGTCATGCCCTCGGTCTGTGGTATGGAAGATATGTCGAAGAACAACGACGCATTTGCTTGTGCTAACCATGTACTGCTCAATATCATAGACCACATGGCTCTCATCTTGTCGTGCATCCAAAATGTCCCTACTGACGGTGATTCGATAAACCCACTAATTTGCATAAGGAAGCGTAGTGCTGAATCGGAACCCGTTGATGAACCAATTATAACTTTATCAAAAGCACCTGCCGTACCTGCGGTTGTGGTCACTTCTAACTTGCTCGCACTCCCGTTGTTGTAGTTGGTGTTGTCTGCGAGAATACCCATCAGCAAGTCATAGGATGATTGGCTGTTTAGTTTGCGACCTGCATCTGATTCAAGATATACTTCTGATAATTGTCTTGGTATGTTTATGGTGTCACCGATTTGAACATCACTCCTTGTGCTTCCTGTTTCTTGGAACAAGGCCACACCGCTTGTAAATCCAGATAGGCTTGTGTTAGATAGTGTGATTTGTGTTGCTGTGACCGATGTGATTTGTGCGACCCACTTTGCGGTCACGTTTCGTACCCGCATACCTGCTTTCACTCCATCAGTCACAAAATCAGCACCGCTACAAGTGATTACCAATGGGTCTGAAACCGTACCTGCGTTCGATGCGGCAGATGTCGCTGTTTCATTAACTGCTGTGTCTAATTTATCGCGATACACATACCAATAAATCTCTTCTTGTGTGTTTTGCTGACCTTTACCACGAGTTGCGATAATTTTACCGAATCCTTCATCAGCGAACTTTGTCAAATCGCTCACAGATTCCTTGACTTCTATGACAGTATCACCGATATTGATAGTTCTGTTTAGTTCTGCTGTGTCTATGAGCCAACGTCGGAAATTTTCATGGAATCCAAAGGGTGTTGCGTTGTTGGCGTTAGTACTTGACGCTTGCGCCCAATAGTTGTCAATCAAAACAGGGAAGCCGCTATATTCTGTAACGAAGTCACCCAAGTCTGTTCTTCCACCCGCTTCTTGACCTGTTCTTCCATAATTAGCAAATGTATTTAGATTGAAGAATTTTGCGGAATCGACTACTATAAAAGCACCACCTTTGTCTTCCCAATCAGCGAGTTTTGATTCTCGATAATCCGAAGAACCGCCACACTTTCGATACCAATTCCCTACGGTATTGTCGAATGTGACAAGCGACGTTGCCGTTGTTTCAAGCGTTAAATTATCTCCGCTTATACTGTAAATTTTGTGTGTTCCGTTGTATGGTGACGCTTCCATGATATGAACATGGTCGCCTACTGCGAAGTTACTGCCAGAACTTGAAGCGCCGATGATTCTCGCCCTTCCTCCATCGCTGTCTATTGCATTACCGCTACTACTTTGCATTCGGAACATAGCACCAATTACAGGCTTAGACCATTCAGCATTTGTCGAAGGGTCAATCTCTCCGTCGATTTCCCAAATGTCGAGGTCATCTCCGATTTTTAGGGATGTGAAGGCATCATAACTTCCCTCTTCTGTTAGTTGGTCTGTCAATACCATATCAACCTCATAATTTTCTGCTGTTGGCTTCATCAAACCAAAGGTATTCTTTTTGAATCCACCATCGGCATCGGCATCTCCGTTGTTTCTCATATCTGACCACAAGACCCAACAATGTTTGTAATCTTCTGAAATGGTCAATATGTTCAGCGTAGCACCGCTTGAATGGTCTTTTGATAACCCCGATACACCGATAAGATATTCGTTGGTCATATCAGCGACACCTGTGAATGTGAATGTATCGACGAAACCATCAGAATCAACAATCTGACCTACGCCTGTGTTATTTGTTACCTCGGCCAAAAGATTTGCGCTGACTTGAATTTTAGTGTCTGATGTTGTCACGTTGGCGGCTATCGTTCCCGTAGCATCTGGCGTTGAGTTGATAATCCCAAAGTGTTTCTGAAACCACGCTGAATCGGGGAAGTCTCGCATCCAAACGGCATGTTGGTCACGGTATGCTAAATCCACACTTCCTGTCGGTGATATGTAGCCTCTATCGAGACTAAATGGTATGGAAGCAGTAACATTGAGAGCGGAAGTTCTTGTTCTGTCGGTCAAGACATAGAAGTTACCACCCTGATTCACATAGGCGAGAACTGTGAAAACACCTTGAACAACAGATGTTGATACTCCGAATTCGGGAAGAGTGATTTTGTCGCCTACTTCTATGTCATCTCCTGTTCCCCTGTTTGGCCGAGAACTAAATTTGAACCATATACCGTTAGCCGAGCCATTGTAACCCGATGGGGCCGTCTTAGAGATATTTTGAAGGGTGGCAGATGAATTGGCAGTGTATGTCAAACCCACAATTTTAAGTGTTTGGTGGCCAGGGAAGCCTGTTGAACTCAATGTTCTTTCGTTGCTGATTGCACCCGATACATTGTGGTCGTTTGTGCCGAATACTTCCACGCTATCGCCCAACGAAAACGAAGTCCCTGCGAACTCAATCAAAATTTCAGCATCGCCAGCACTATCTTTGTTAATACCTACTATTGAATACCCTAACCATTCATTCTCAACGTTGTTGGGACCGTATTCATCTTCATTGTTGTATATCTGAATCGGGAATGCGCTACTCGTTGTTGTTCTTTGTCCGTGTAGTTCTTTGTAATCGCTACTTTCAAATCCGATTGTAGGTTTTCCTACCTCAAGCCTCTTCGCACCAAGATACATCATTTCCGACAGCAAGGTTACTTCGCTCGTTCTTGCGTTGATTACGTCGTCGCTTGAAAATCCAATCTGTCCAATCTCCCAAGTTGCGATTTGACGGTCAAGTAGTGAAAGCGAATCTCGGAACGAGAATGTAATCTCTCTCGTTCTATCACTTGCTGATTGTTTTATCGACATTTTTTCGATAACCGATGACCATATGGGCCTGTCGATGTTTCCGTTGAAGAGAAGCACCCTCCAATCGCTGATATTGCTGTCTGTGAATAAGGATGTAAGGGATATTGTTGCCGAGTCATCTAAGACTTTTATGCTTCCTTGACTGATTCCGTTCGCTGGCATACTGCACTTCCATGCGCTGACGGGTGCAGAATAATTCGTTCCGTCTGAATGGTCGGTGAGAGGCTTGTAAAGGGCTACTCGGTCAATCATGGTGTTGATTTGAGCCTTTTTGTGTGCTGTTGTCGAACCGCTTAGGTAGTTCGTAACAAACATCTCCCATCCCGTCATCTCGTTCGGTTTGAAGGCGGCTGATGTCTGTGTGTTGTTGTTAAGTGT